TTTTGATCACATGCAATTAATATACTATATTGAGGCATCTTCCATGCCCGCAACTCTTAGCTTAACTACATTAGTAATTTGCCATTGTTTTTGATCAAGTGCTTTAAGAACACCTAACCATTTGTTACGCATGAGTGCAAACTCGTTGATAATCTTTTCATAGTCAACAACGTCTGCCTCACCGTCAACGTATTTTTCAACGTCACGGCTTGACAGAGCTCGTTGATAGTTTTCAAGATATTTCTTAAAGTACGAGCTGCGCAACCTACGCAGCTCGATGTTTAAGTAATTTAGAATGGCTTCAATCTCTTGAAGCTGATTGAAACGATGTTCAACGATGCCTGGCATAGCAGCCGCACTTCTTTCAACATTACCTACTAATTTACACTCGTTGCGAGCATACTGTAATTCTGTTTCAAAGTAATTAATTGCATCAGGAATTTTGCCAACATTGCGGCTTACTTCGCTATACCAACCCATTTATTAGTCCCATTCGTCGTCGTCGTAACTGTCTAATTCATCAATATCAAAATAATAGTTTATAGCATTATCAAGTGCTGTACTATGTCCTAGGCAATTTTTTACAGTTTCGTCGTCTGCTCCAAAATCTACAATCATATCTAGATATCTTTCTACACATATTTCTAAGTGTTTTTTATCTATATAATTTTCTAGCATAGTCCATAGTTCAACAATTTGCTCGTCATTCATTGGTAGTTAACTCCTCGTCGTGGTTATCAATTACAGCTTCTACATCGTCTGCTTCAGCCATATTTACCTCAGACGCCTCTTTCACCAAGTAATCTGACATAACACGATCGAGTAATTCACCATCCCACTTTTTACGGTATTCAAGAATCTCTTCACCGTCTAGTGTAGTGTATGCAAGACGGTTACCTTGCTTAACAATAACGCCTTTTGCTTCAAACAACTCAAGTAAGCCGCTATATGGATTCATACCTGTTTCGTATGGAATCTTTACTTGTACACCTTCAAACGGTTTAGCGTAACGTGTTTTCATAACCTTACAAGCGGCACGAATACCACGCACTTCACTGATCTTGTTACCATCTTCATCTTCTTTTAGTTTCAACTTCTTCATTGCAACTACAATAGATGATGCATAGATAAAGCCTTGACCTCCGCTGATCTTGTCATCTGGGTCAAACATATCTTGCGATGCGTATGTGTGGTTAGTTGCAACAAGACCTACATTGTGACTACCAAACATATTAACAGTGTTACGTACAAGTGATGTTAGTGCTTTAGGCTTACGACCCATATCACCTTTCATATCACCTTTGTTAAACTGATCAACGTCAGTAGGTGTTAGCAACATACCTAGTGAGTCAACTACAAACAACACCTTAGGACGGTCTTCTTCCGCCATTTCTTTGTAGTCTTTCATAAAGGTACTAACAGTTTTAGCAACATCATCAATCATTGACATGTTAAGTTTTAGTAGTTTATCTTCTGATGTATCTACATCAAGTGCTTGTAGCCACGCTTCGTCAAGTGCGTTCTCTGAGTCAATAAGAACTACAAAGATACCTTGATCTTGTGCTGACTTTACAATGTTGCCTGAGCAAATGTATGATTTACCTGCACCTGATTCACCAGCAAATACACTTACTTTGCCTAGTGGAATACCTTTGTTCCAATCACCTGAAATAAGATAGTTGAGTGCAAAGTTGCCTGTGCTAATCCAATCAGTAGGATCGTTAAATCCTGCACTCATACCTGTAATGGATTTAGTTAACGAAGTTCGAAACTTCGTAGGATCAAATGCTTTTGATGCCATGTGTTTCTCCTAATCTAAAAAGCAAAATGGGTTGCATCTATACAATGCAACCCTTTTAGTATTACTGTCCTTGACGTGCGCGGATCATTGCAAGAATGTCTTGTGCGCCGCTACCTTCTGCAGGAGCCGCTTCAGCCGCTGGTGCTGGAGTTGCTACTGGTGCTGCCTCTGCTACTGGAGCAGGTGCTGCCTCAGGTGCTGGAGTTGGAGCAGGTGTCGGAGCACTTTGACTAGTAGCAGTAGCCTGTGGACTTGCTGTCATATTAGGATCACCTGTACGTGCTGCCATGCCTGCTGGACGGAAGTAATTGCTCCAACGATCTGCATCATATGCTTCGCCATCTACTGATGCTTCAAACATTTCTTGCATTACTTTGATCGCAGTTTCGTCTGGCTTTTTAGGTAGGAAGTCATTAAGATCAAACAAGCCGTGTGTGTTAACTGCATTCATTTCTGCATCACTCAGAGGACGCTCACGACGTGCCCAGTTAGATGTAGAGTAGTCTGCGTAGCCACCTTTTGAACTCTTGTTCAAACGGAAGTCAACACCCGCTGTGTAATCTGTTGGCAATTCTTCCATGTCAGGATCCATAAGAGCCTGCTTGATGATCTGGAAGATTTGTGGACCGATAATAAAACGTCTGATTGGATTTTCAGGTGCTTCGTCATCGGCTAGCGGATTATCTGTTACAAAGCCTTGGAAAATATAAGAACGCTTTTTCCAGTATTTGCGACCCATATCTTCTAGACTTGGATCTTTAAACCAACCACGTACTTCATTAAGAATGTTACATGTTTCGCCATACATCTCCATACATGGAATTTGTACTTGTACTGGACGTGAATCAGTTTCACCCTTTACGCCAGCAAATGGAAGTTTGATCATCAAACGTTCTTTCCAAAAGAAAGTGTTGTCTGCGTCACCGTCAGGAAGGAAACGTAGAGTTGCACTCTCGCCTTCTTTCATATTCCAAAATGGGTAAATTGGGTTTGGACCACTTGGTCCTGAGTTACCTGATGAACGGTTCTCTTGTTCTTTGAGCTTTGCTCGGATTTCTGCTAATGATGCCATAGTTTGTGCCTCCTATAATGTTATGCCTATGTGCTTTGTGCCTTATTTTGTATAGCACAGTTATTACTATACAATACTATTTATCAAAAGTCAAGTACTTTTTAATAAATTTTTCAAAGAGTTAGCGGATTAAATACCCGCTAACTTCTTAACTCTTTCAAACTCAGGATCTACCTGAGGTGCCTCTGGTTCTTCTCTATATCCCATTACTTCTGAAACTTTATTGTTAATTTGTTCAATAAAGGCCTTTGCGGGTTCTATGAACTCTTCGCCGTAGTCTTTTTCTACCATGGTAAGAACTGCTGTTTCGCCTTTAGGAAACTGGCCTGTTTCACGATCAAAGTAACTTAAGATAAACTCGCCTAATGGAGTCTTTTGTTCTTTTTCTAGTGTAATTTCATCACCATCTGGGCCTTTGACTTTGTCACCTTTTTTCTTACCGTCCATCTTAGCCTGACGCACTGCTTTAGCATATGCATTGCCTTCTTCAGCATCTTGTTCGTCTTCAAACGTAATGCCTTCTACTTTTTTGCAAGAGCCTTTTTCGCCTGCTTTTTTGCCAGGTACTTTACGATAGCCTTTCCAGCACTTGTCATAGATCTTGCTGTTACCGTGTCTTTCGCCTTCATCTACTTCTGATTCAGTCTTCTTTTTCTTTCTCATTGAAGAACATGCTTCTTCAATTTCTTCTTCAGTCATGCCTAGTGTAGTCCAACTTGGATTTCCGCAATCTTCGCATACTTTATCTGAGAACTGGCCCATTAAGTCTTCAAATGCGTCTTCAATTTCTTCGTCAGTTGTTCCTGAACGTGTTGTTAGTCCACCTTTAAGTTCTTGGTAAACATCTTGAAGCTCGTTGTGGAACTTATGTCCAAATTCTTTTTTACGTATTGTATTGTACATACATACTCTAGGATCATTTAAGCAACCTTGTTCAACACGCATTATTTCGTGATCACTCATGCCGTTGTCTTTCATAATCTTACGCATCATTTCTAGCTGTGCATCATACTTTTTACTACGTTCTGCACGTGACTTTTTAAACTGATCAATTTTTCCTTTGGCCCAGTCTAATGGTCCTTCTTCTAAGTTTTCTGGAGTAATTTCTTCTGCACGAGTTGCTTCGCTTACTAATTTGTATATGTAAGGAAAAATATCTTGTAGTTCTTCGTTAAACTGCTTAATAGTTAGCTCATCAATCCAGTTTTCAGCAACATCACTTGGAACATCTTCTAGTACTGGGGGATTAAATGTTTCAAATGTTTCTTTGTAATATGCTGGCTTTTGTAGCGATTCAACTGTTTTCTTAACTGTTAAGATACGCTCTTTAACAATGTCCATGTATCCTGCTAGACTTTCTGCCATTACTGCACTACGTCCCATGTAGTTTTTAAATTTGCGTAGTTTTGCTAATTCTTCTGACAGGCTAGTAATGTGCTTACCAAAGTCATCATATGGCTTACCGCCTTCTGCTACATGTCTAGCCATTGCTCTAGCACCGCTTAAATGCTTGTATGGATAGATGAATTTTTCACCTTCTGAGCTTTCAACATAGATTTTTCCAATCTTTTGTGTGCGTCCTGTTGCACTTTCTTGATTGATATTTTCTGTATGTTTAATAACTAGTCTTGCTTCTCCTATCTTTTGATAGCTTACACGAGCAGTTCCGTATAATTTTGATTCGGTCATTTTACTTTCCCCAGATCGTTGTGCCAAATATTTATAGTCTCTTTTTTGTAAATTAGATTTGTTAATATCACGTACTTCAAAGTTTAGTAATCTCTTTTTTGCAAACTGACGAAGTTCTTTTAAGAAATTATACCAACTAGACTGAGT